GCTTCTCCATATTTTAAAAATGTTTGGATTGAATTTTTATTTGAAGAAGATAAAGGTAAAGAAGCAATACTATTCGGAAATACAGCTGTACAAGATGGTTTGATAACAGATGCATCAAATATACCATATACATATCAAACTTATAAATCAATCAATGATATGGGGCGTGCTTGGATTATTAGATATGGAACGGCTCTAGTTAAAGAAACATTGGGATATGTACGTAGTAAATATTCATCAGTTCCAATTCCAAATGGTGAAGTAACGCTTAACGGAACTGATTTAGTTACACAAGGTCAGACTGAAAAAGAAGCATTAATAACGCAGCTTCGAGAATTTTTAGAAAAAATGACTAAAGAACAAATGCTAACTCGACAAAATGCAGAAGCAACACAAATGAGTGAAATACTAGGCAAAGTGCCTTTGAAAATTTATATAGGATAAACATGGCTCTATTTGGCGGTCAACGAGATGCGAGATTTTTAGCAGCAATTAATTCGGAATTGATTAATGCAATAATTGATACTGAAATTGAGTTCTTTAAACTGCTAGTAGATGCGAGTAACGCTAACATATACGGCGAATCAGAGCGCAAGGCATATTATGATTCCATTATGATTCCGTGCTTAATTACGAAGGACGATAAGACGTCAAATATGGATGATTATGGACACACATATACACGTACGGCAACATTTGCTATTTCAAGAGACATATTAGAACGAGCTACATTTTATCCAGAAGTTGGCGACATTGTATTTTGGGACAATGAGTATTATGAATTAGATAGCGTCGATGCAAATCAGTATTTTGTAGGTAAAAATCCTGAGACATGGCCGAATGGCGACAAACATGGATATAGTGTATCCGTATTATGTAACGCACATGCAACTCGTCAAACTCCACAAGGTATCAAAGATATTCGACGCGGAGGCAATAATACAACTAATGGACAGCGAGGATATTAATGCCTAAATATAACAAACAAAATATTGACCGTAAAACAAATAAACCTGCATTGAAACGAACAGAAGGTTTAACGCCAGATGTATTGTTGAATCGTGCAATGCAAATTCGTCGAGATGATGACGTAATTCGTAGTGCAAAACGTACGGCATATGATATTGACTATGCAATTAAATGGTACATTGAAAATGAAATACAACCACAAATAACGGCAAATGAATCTGTAATTAATGTTCCAGTTATTTTTGCTAACGGAGAGAAATGGGACAATGTACGTAGATTAGGATATATACGTGATGAAAAAGGAATGTTGCAATCTCCATTAATCATGTTGAAACGAAATAGTATTGCTGAACGTGATGAACATCGTACGTTAGATGTTAATAGACCACAATCTGGAAATCAAATAGTTTATCGACAACGATATAATGAACGTAATCGTTATGAAGATGAATTATTTCCAATACCAACAAATCAACCAGCAGACTCAGAAAAAATTTATATTGTAGATATTCCAAAATATGTTACATTGGAATATGATATGATGATATGGTGTGATTTTACAACACAACTTAATGATTTAATTGATCAAATATTACCATATGGGCGATTTGCTTGGGGAAATGATGCAAATAAATTTGCTACAACTATTGGGTCAGTATCATTTGAAACAGTGAATACAGTAGGCGAAGATCGTTTAGTTAGAGCAACTATACCACTAACTGTTTTAGGAACGTTGCTTTCTGCACAAGAATCTAGAATTGAAACAATTCGAAAGGCATATTCACTTAAAAAAGTTTCATTTGATGTTGTAGTTGATGTTGGCAATCTTAATATATTTAGTACAACGCAAGTTCCACAAGCAGTACTTCAAAATCAACAACAAGTTATGTCCGGAGGCTCCGTAGTAGTTTCGGGGGGCGGTTCTACCATATCACTTAATGCAGCCGCAATGTTGTATTTAACCGCATTAACAGACAAACAAGCAACATATGTCAATGCAACAACGGTGACGGTAGCAGCGTATGCTGCAATTAATCCAGTAACTAATACAATTGCAACGGTAAATGAATTTGATGTTTATATTAACGGACAATATATTGATAAAGTAGTATATACATGGACGCCTACCGATGCATCAACGCAAACCATTGTGTTTAATACTTCCGTGTTAGGATATGGTATAGATCCTACAGACACGGTAATTATAAACGGGAGATGGCAATAATGAGACAGTTTAAGCCCGGACAATTACAATCAGGTTCACTATATCCAATTAGTGCAAGTTATGCACTTACAGCATCATATCTATCAGGTAGCATATCAATTGACACTGGATCTTTAGTAACAACATCATCATTCAATGCATTTACTGCATCATATACAACCGGTTCATTTACGGGTTCATTTAAGGGCGATGGTTCTCAATTAACAGGCATTGTTTCAAGCAAATGGACCGGATCAAATCCTATATCACGCGAAAGCGATGTTGAAATAACAGGATCATTACGCATACAAGGTAGTATAACAGGTTCATTGTTCGGAACTGCCAGCTGGGCAAATAATGCAATAACTGCTTCATTTGTTAATCCGCTTGTACAAAATGTATTAATTACAGGTTCAATAACTGCAACTTCATTTACAGGTAGTTTAAGTGGATCCGTTACAGCACCAGGTTCATCATCACAAGTAATTTTCAATAATGCAAACGTTTTATCTGCAGATGCTGGATTTACTTATAGTGGTAGTAAATTATCATTGGGTCAATTAAATGTTAATGGAGAAGTTATCTTAAATAGAGCATCAACTGGTCAAACTGTTGGAGGAATCCGTGCTATCCCTGGTGGAACGGAAATTGGAGGTTCGACGTATCTTGATAGGATAATTTTAGGTAATGGATCCGGTTTACAATTCTTTACCTTTACTTCAGGTGCTGGTAATGCTGAACGTATGCGAATCACATCTGGAACAAGTGGTGTGGGCGTTGGTATTGGAACTACAACAGTTTCAGCATCTCTTCACATATCCGGTGCAGATTCAGCTGCTTTATTTAGAATAGATTCTCCAAGTAATCCAAATATATTATTTGTAACTGGCAGTGGACGAATTGGTATTGGAAAAACAACACCAAACGCTCGCCTAGATGTTACCGGATCTGCAATCATAACAGGTTCATTAACAGTAACACAAGGTATTACAGGTTCACTATTTGGTACTGCAAGTTGGGCTGAAAATGCCATAACTGCTTCATATATAACAGCATCTGGAGTATATGGTCCATATGGTGCAAATAGTGTTACATCATCATCATATGCAGCAACAGCATCATATTCAAAAAACATACAAATATCAGGTTCGGTAAATAATGTTGATTATATTGATTTTAATACTGGTTCAGCAATACCTGCATGGAAATCGGGTCGTGTATTTTGGGATAACACTGATGGAGCATTGGCTGTATATAATGCAGAAGCTGACATTACTTTACAAGTTGGCCAAGAAAATTGGACGCGCGTATCAAATAGAACAGGTACTACAATTACAAACGGTACCGTTGTTAGACTATTAGGGGCACATGGTGACGTCCCTGAAGTTGAAAGAGCACAATCGCTTTTAGTATCGGGAAGTATAAATGTACTTAATCAAATACTAGGTGTAGCAACTCATGATATTGAACATAACTCAAAAGGTTATGTAACAACACAAGGCCTTGTTAGAGGTTTAAATACTAATGCATTTAATGATGGCGACACGTTATTTGTTGGTACGGGATCATCAGGAGCTTTAACAAACATTCCGCCATATGCTCCGTATGAAATTATTCCAGTAGGCGTTTGTGTCAAAGCAGGCCCGGGCGGAAGTGGAATCATATACGTTGCTGTACAAGAACCAATTGATTTTTCAGATTTAAGTTCGGTGCTAGTTGAAGGCATATACCATTATGGAGATTTGTGGACATATGTACAAAGTGGTAGTACCGGTGTTTGGACACACACTAACCAACTTTCTGGTTCTTATGGCTTAACTGGTTCATTAACTGCAACTAGCATAACAGCATCTAATTTATATGCAGGTGCAACATACATATCTGGTTCATTGATAGTAAATGGTCAATCTACGTTTTACGGTACAGCTTCATTCGTTAGTGTAACTGCATCCAATTTATTTGTTAGTGAATCATTTATTTCCGTAAATGTATTTGAACCGGTAGAACGGTTTGGAGGACTTAAAGTATATGATTCTGGTTCTTCCACAGCGACTGCTAGCTTGGCCTGGGACTCACTTCATAATCATTGGGTATATCAAAATGTAGATGGTTTAACATATACCGGAGGTATGCTTTTATCAGGTCCTAGAAACACCGGATCATTAGGTGATGAACCTAACTTAACTAAATGGGTTGTCCCGCGCAGTGATGGCGGAGATCACTTAAACGACTCACAAATATTTACAAGTGCATCTGTAACACAAATTACAGGTTCATTAACTGTAACAGCAGGAATAACGGGTAGTTTAAATGGAACATCAAGTTTTGCTACAAGCGCATCATTTGCAACAAGCGCATCATATGCACTAACAGCATCATATCTAGATAATTACATTCCACCGTTTCCATATACAGGTTCAGCTCGTATAACTGGATCATTAGGCGTAACTGGATCATTAGAAATAACCGGATCTCAGGTTTATCTTAAAACTAATGGTTTTATAGTTGAAAATGTTGACCTTAATGCTAGTTTAATAGAAGCAACAACCGCCGGAGGTGTTTATGTTTGGAGTACAAACTCTAACCCATCAGCTGATTTTGAAAATAGACAATTATTAGATGAAAATGGCAGTGCTAGCATTGTCTGGACAACTCAACGAACTTTAGAACATGATAATGGCGCAGTATTAGATTGGGCTAATCAAACACTAAACGATTACGATACATTACCATCGGTAAATTGGACTAATAGATATCTTTACGATCTAAATGGCAATCTTATGATAGCTTACGGAGGAGGAGATGGATTAAATATAGTAAATTATCGTCCCACTATTGAAGCCTTAACATTAGATATACAAGAGGATTTTACACAAACCAATGTCTATTCTCTAAATGCTAATGCTGCTGGTAATATTATAGAGGTTTCAACAAACATAAGTTTAGCAGTAACAGCATCTAATCCTGTATTTTTAGACACAGATGGTATATGGAAACGATCAGATCAAACAACTGACACCACTACAAAACTTTTAGGAATTTGCGTAGAACCATATAACAAAGGCCTAATTCTAACAGAAGGAATAATCACAGTCACAACAGCATCTGGATACCCAGACACTATGCCGTTTGTAAGTGGAAGTAGTTTTTACGGTATGCCTGTGTACTTAACCGGATCTACTGCAGCATTTACTACAACTAAACCAACCTCAGGATATGTAAGAGTGGTAGGTCATATGTATTATAACAGCACAACAACACCAGACTATTGGATAATGAAATTTAACCCTTCTAACGATTGGTATGAGATATGAGTAACATAACAAAAATAAACGGTTTTCAAATAACAGCAGAGAGTGCTTCTTTTGCTGTAACCGCATCATATTTATCTGGAGCTGCACCTACCATAACATATATACGCAGAAGCGATTATACTGCGTCTCTTGATGCAAACGTAAATTTATTATATCTAGGAGAAGCAGTAAGTGGCTCAGCAGAATCTGCTACCGTTTGGGACATTACACGATTATCAATATCATCATCTGGTGCAACAACACCTAATTCAGCTTCCGGAGTAGCTTGGACCAATAGATATTCATATACATATTTATAATAAAGGACCAGTTATGCCAATTCAATCCACAAATCCGATTGTTGTAGATGGTGTTGAATATCCATACTACACTGTAAACCTAGCAATTTC